GGAGGAAGACTATTCTTCGTATTCTCCTTCCTCATTCGGTATATCTACCTCTTTATCGAACTCATAAAGTGGAATATCTTGAATATTAGCAGCTTCTGTAGCTGGAACAACAAATCCTGTGTCCTCTACAACATTCTCATCACCATCCAACTGCTGCGTACTACTCGGTAGTTCCTCTACATGGTTAGCTTTTAAGACATTAACAGTAATCTGCTTAACGACATCTCCTTCATGAGCAACCTCTTGCCTTTCGATATAGCCTCTACGCTTACCTTTGGTTTTTAACAGGAACATTGTAGCCAAGGTATCACCTTTAGCAATCCTTTCCATCAGTTTATGCTCACCGAAGTCAAGCATAATCTCCTCAGGCTCTATTTCAGCTAGTCTTTGTCTAAACTCAGGATCTTTATCGCACCAGGACTTGTATTGACCTCTACCAACCCCTGCTGATTCACAAGCAATGGTGATATTGCCAAAATTCTCTTTGTAAGCTATGATAAAAGCTTCTTTGCTAATATCCTTGAACTCTGCATTCATAATTGTATTGGTTTTAGCATATTACTGCGTAATCTGAACTCTGCATTCATAATTATCTGTTTTTAGTTGGTGTTCGGATAGATGTGATATGTACTACCTTCTCTACCTTGATATGGTCAAAGCTAAGCACACTTTCGCACTTAGTACACTTGATGGTATGTTCCCTTATGGAACTATCCCAAACATAATCCTCTGTAGATACTCCGCATTTACATCTGTAAGTTCTCTTGGCTACTGTGTCTTTCATATTATTGGTTTTTTAGTTTGGCTTTTCTGCTCTTAAGCTTCATATCCCTTTTATACCTCTTTTTAGCCTCATCGCTGACATTTCTCCTATTTTGCTTATCAGGGTTAGGTGTTACACTTACAGGTCTATTTAAGGCCGTATAGTCCATTAAGGGTAATTCAACATTATGGAAGCTCATTGCTCCTGTATCAACTCCCTTCTTGTAGCGTTTGTCTAGTTCTCTTTTCGGTATATTCATATTATAATAAATTATAATGGGTTATATGGAAAATAAAAAAAATCAGAAAGTGAAAAAACATAAAAAGATTGTTTTGTATCAGAATATTGGAGGGCACAAGGCACCGGCTAAAATTCCTACACGAATAAACAAGGTAGGGGGTATCCCTCCATTATCACATAATCTATATTATGTTAAATAGACTATTTGTCAGCCCCCACCCTATCACTACCTAGGGGCAAAAATATGTATTTTTAATCTATTGATTGTTTAGCCACTGATATGGCCTAGCTAACAATCTACCTGAAATACTTTAATTCAATCTATGTATGAATATATCCATATAGTAGATAATATATCATATATTATATATTATATCCTATATTATACATTATATCATACATTATACATTGTATAAGTGTATTCAATACTATATCCTATACTAATAAGATGTATAACTACTTTTAATATTTTTTACGATTATTTCACTTTGTATTGATTAATGTCGTAATATTACGATGCCAAATAAAACCATTGGCACACATATTATGGAAAATTTATATATCTTATTCGCCTTGCAATTAGGCATTTTTACCTTTTTTGTAGGTACAATTATTCGCTTATTAATCCACCTTTTAATTGCAAATGAAAATGAAACAAAGTAAAGATTTCACATTCACGCAATCGATTATAGTTATAATCCTTTGCATATTATTAATGATGTTCGCTGATAACTTTTAATTTAATTTAATTCAAACACACACACACATGAAAACAATTATTGAATGGTATTCATTATTACCAGAACCATTGAAGTCACAAGCGTTCGAAAATGCAATCAACTGCAATCATGTTGACATTTTTAATGTCGAAGTATCTTCGATGTATAACGCGATTGATAGAGGATTTATATGGGATAACACGCCACAAAGAAGCGACTATTGGTTGCGTATAACCGAGCAATGGGACGACGATACCAATACATTACGAATACCTTTGACATTCTCTTCATCCATGCGTACGATGTTATTATCTATGCGCCATGATAGTAAAGTCGCGAATGCGTTATTACGCGACAATCTTACACACACGACCTTTGCCAATTATATCACTATGCGAGGTGAACTTTGTAGCTACCTACCTAATGGTCGCGAACATACTTTGAATGACAATGGAAAATGGGCTCGTAATGGTCGCCAAGATATGAAGGTAGGTAAGATGGCGAAAAATTTACTAACTGAATTAGCAATCGCAAACGAAGATATTAACGCAATCGAATTAGAGAAATTCAGCAATTTAGTAAAGTCATATATATCAGTATTAGGCGACGAAGATGGCGAAGGGAAAAAAATAACATTTGAAGTCATTAATGGTCGCAAGATTTATGATGCTTATTTAGTTGACAATTATTCTAAAATATTAGGCACTGATACGAATTTATTTAATTCATGTATGCGACATGAAGAGTGTCAAAGTTATTTAGACATATATGTCGACAATGTCGAAGTAGTGTCGATGCTAGTCGCGAATGATTGCAATGGCAAAGTATTAGGACGCGCAATATTATGGACAATGCACGATGGCAAAAAAGCAATGGACACCATATACGCGCATGAATCACTTACTAATTCATTCATACAATGGGCAAATGATAATAACTATTTTTACAAGTCACGACAATCATGTCACCATAGCGACTTTGACAGACACTTAACAGATAGCCATATTTATTTGCCATGTGTAATACTTAAAAAATATGAATATAACGAATACCCATACATGGACACTTTGTCGATATTAGAGGATAACCAGTTGCGCACTGAATATAATACCAATGAATATCGAATACTTAAAAGTACTGATGGTGGCTATGAAGATTGCAATCGCAATGTGTTCGATGTTTATAACCAATGCGACATAGATGAAGACGATGCGCGATATGTCGATTATACGCGTCCTAATGGGCAAAGTATTAATGGCTATGTAAGTGTTGACGACTTGGTCGACATTGCACATGGTGGATGGGTATTGTCGCGCGATTGCGTCGAAGTGGATGGTGAAGATTATCTACGAAGTGATGAAGATATATGCCATGTCGATTCACGCAATGAATGGCATCTTATTGATAATTGCGTAAGTGATTATAATGGCGACATGATTCACGAAGACGATTCTGTCACTTTACACGATGGCGAATACGCACACGAAGACGATGCGACAATGTGTATAATCGATGGCGAATATTATCTTAATGAAGACATGATAAAAGTTGATGGTGGCATGATATATAAAGAAAATATCGAACACTATAAACTAATTTTAAACACTATAAATATAAAAAACAATGCGACAAAGATTGCTTAACACATTGCGCGTACAAAGTGAGTCATACGACACGACGCGAATGAATGAATATATAATTAATGAATTACATGATATGGGATTGACACCAGTAATGGACAAAGGTAATATCTATGTGATTAAAGGCGATGCGCGTGATTATCCATGTATCGTGTCGCATACTGATTCAGTTCATAAGATTATACCAGATGAAGACTATACCATATTACATGACGACAATGTCGCGATGGGATTCAATAAGCGCATTAATTCACCGAGTGGATGTGGTGGCGACGATAAGGTCGGCATATATATATGCTTAGAATTATTGCGCGACATGGACAATATCAAAGTAGCATTTTTCAGGGACGAAGAGGTAGGATGTGATGGTAGTTACGATGCCGACATGAATTTTTTTAAGGATGTGCGATTTATATTGCAATGTGACAGAAAAGGTAATAATGATTTCGTGAATGAAATATATGGCGCACAATTACAATCCAAGCGATTCAAAAAAGAGGTGGCAAAGATTATAGGCGCATATGGGTATAAATTTGCAAGTGGGATGTTGACAGATGTTTATGCGCTTAATCAATTAGGCGTAGGCGTGTCGGTTGCAAATATGTCATGCGGTTATTACAATCCACATTGCGACGATGAAGTCGTGAACTTTGAAGATGTGGAAAATTGTCTTTGTATGTGTCGCCATATCATGAATGACATGACAAGTGTGTACGAATGTGCATACACACCTAAAAAAGAAAATTCATTTTCTTATGTGTCAAAGTATTATAATACTTATAATGAATGGGATGGATGGGACGACCACTACACCAGTGCAACAAAAGTCAGTAACGAATGGGCGAAGTGTAAAGCATGTGACGAATTAGTCGAAGCGAAAACGATGGTGTATTCGCGTGACTTTAATTGTGATGTGTGCGAATCATGTCAAAAGTGGATGGAAAAAGTATAGTATGTGTGTGTCGTTTATATGTGTGAAGCGGGACTCAATATCCCGCTTTTTTTATGCCATATTGCACACCAATATAGAAAACTTATTTTAAGGCGAATTAAGGCGGTAAAAAAGGATCCAGATAGGCAAAGATATTGCCATAAAAAGATAGGGCAAAAATGAGGCTTAAAATAGCCTACAAATTGATTTTAATATGAATGTAATATACCCATATTGCAAAGGTGCATTATTTGATTATATCAAAGTTGCAACATTAGTTGTCTATGCAACCATTGCATATGAAACTACTAAAACTTTCGTAGTAGGTAGTTTTAGGTATCCACCAAAAACCTGCCAAAAACCCTATGCAAAAACTCCCCAAAAATCCATGGCAACAGTCCGCTTACGCTAACAAAAACCTGCTAAAAATCCCATGCGGACAAAAATCTGTTTAGATTAGCCAAAAACTTTTAACAATTCATTAACAAAAAACCTGCTAAAAATCCTTAACAATAACAAAAACTCCTTAATTTTACCAAACAAACAAAAAACCTTTATTATGAGCAACAAAAAAACCTACTGCACTATTGCAGAACTTAAACAAGCTATTAAAGAATTTAATGACAATGACATAGTTGTTGTAGAGATTCATGAAGGACATAGAAACGAAGACTTATATGATTTTTATGTCGATTCTATTCAAGGAGTTAGTTTAACTACTGGAGAAATAGTAAGCGAAGTAAGAATTTGTATATAAATATAAACACCAAAAAACCCATCTATGAATTTCGAATTAATCACCGCCAAGTATGATTGCAGATGCAGTCTTACTGGCAAAAACTTCAGTCGTGGTGACCAAGTGTACTACAACTACGAGGCAAAAACCTTTCTTGATCCTGTGTATCACGAGAACATTATGAGTCAGCAAAAATCTCGTGGGGCACAATCCTACTTTGAACGACACAAAAAACTTAATAAGATTTACCCTAACACTTAAAGTACTATCCCTACTAATTAAACAAATTATAATCGTTAGTGGGTTATCCCAATGGGAGTAGGGATATTTTTAACAACCAAAAAACCTTAAACACATGGCAAAATTCGAGTTCGTAACAGAAACAAATGTAGTAACGCAATCAGTAATCTACTACACTAGAAAAGATGAGTTATTTATGGAAAATAGCTTAAGTCATAGCAAGGAGAAAGCTTATGACAGATTCATAAACATATCTAGTGGAGTAAAGACTGAACCTATTGTGCAAGTACTTGAAACACGCTATTCAATCACCCAATAAAAACCTGCAATCGTGCACCCAACCCCATCACATCTAAAACAAAAAGGGCTTCGTGACTATTTTATGGTCACAATCGATGCCCAAAGGATTAAAAAGGATTACCTCTATCGTGGTATGTTTATTCATTGGGATAGCAAAAAACCCCTAGATAAGTTCTACTACTGGAGAGGAGATTATTTCACATCTATTGAAGGAGCAATGCGTTCAATCGATAGACATTACAAACTATATAAAAAACTAAAAAATGCTGATTAGAGATTATCGTGCCTTACTTAAGTATGGCGATATAAAAAAGATTTGTGAGGTAACAGGATATTCACCATACCTAATAAAAACTCGTTTAGCTGCGGCTGATGAGGAGATGATAGAAGTTGTAGAAGCTTTCTACGCAAAAAAGATTGAACAACTTAAAAACTCTATCTATGAACATCAAGAATAAAATGGACTACTGGGCTATACCTTCTATTCGTAAGACAAAGCTCAACCCAAGGCAAAGAGAGGCAGTTGCTAATGAGATTATAGCCAAGGTCTGTACTTATTACAATATCACTAATGAAGAGATTAGAGGTAAAAAAAGATACAGAACGATTGTAACGGCTAGACATATGTCTATGTTTCTAATAAGAACTAGACTTAAGTTAAAGCTTAAATCTATTGGCGATTTGTTTGGCCGTGACCATAGTACTGTCATGCACGGCATAGCATCTATACAGGATCAATCCGATGTAGATGAGCTAATTAGTACTGACATAGAAAACCTTATCAATATTTTATAAATCAAAACACCAAAAACTATGAGTGATTTTTCAAAATGGGATGAGCAAGAACAAAGATTGTTTATTGCTAAAATCATCCACAACATCAACTATTCACAGAACAATTTAGTCCTTATGAAAGCTTTAGTAGAGCTATGGGATACTTACCCTGTTCGTGAGGCATTGTTCTTTACACAAAATTTAATCAACCAAAAATCCCTAACTAATGGAAATGCAATTAACTAATCCTTCGTATGAATTAATCAACAAGGATTCTATGCTTAAACTATCAACAGAACTATCTCAGTTGATAAAAGAAAAAGGACTCTCAAGTAATATACAAGGTAAACAATTCGTTAATGTTGAAGGTTGGCAATTTGCTGGTGCTTCACTTGGACTAATGCCTATTATCACATCAACTCAAGATTTATCAAATGAAACTG